AACTAAAAGTTTACATAGATAGAAACCGATGTAGAATAAAGTTATAAGTCGGTCTATTTATGTTAATAATAATATAAAAACAACCAAAAAACATTTTGAAATATTTAAAAATGAGTGCCAAAAATGGATAGATAAATTTCAATTAAATGGCTGGAAAATTTATTTTGAGTATGGTGGAACAAATAAAAATAGTTATTCTACAATTAGAAATAATTTAATTGGACATGTAGCAACTATATCTTTTACTAAAGAGTGGTCAATGGTAGGCATAAATAATATTAATAAAGGAATAAAAGAAACCGCTAAACATGAAATTATACATTTATTACTTGCTCGTTTTTCAGAAATTGGTAGTGCAAGATATACAACTAATGATGAATTTTATGAAGCCGAAGAAGAACTTGTAAGAAAACTAGAAAAAATAATAAATTAAAATAATAATAATATGGTGGGAGATGGTCAAATGAGAGAAAAATTATATTGTATACATTGTGGAAAACCAAAAAGATATTTTATACAAGATAGTAGAGGATGTGAAACTTTTAAAAAATTTGATAAAAATTGTTTAACGCCAAGAGATATATTTTTATGTTCTGAATGTATTAGTAAATTTCAATATGTAAAAGATTTGCCACAAATACAAAAAGAGGCATATCAATTTTATTCCAAAGAATATATGCCAATAATTACAGCTTTATTTAAAATTCAAAGTGAACTTGGGAGAATGAATGATGAAGCAAGGGGATAATTAATATGAAAAAGATATAAAACAAGGCTATGTTATCTAAAACATATAAAGGAAAGATTAAAATAGTATATAAGGATAAGAGAAAACCTATAGTCTTTAAGAGTTTAGAGGAGTTTAAGGACTACTGGAGAGATAAAGCTAGAATTAAATGACAGAGATTATAATAAAACAACCCAGACAAGACTATAAGACATTATTCCCTAGAGAATATAATCTTAATGGAAAGAAATGTATTATTAAGAACATAGAAGAATTAGAACGCTTTAAAAAGTATGTTGTAGGCAAAAGAGTAAGAGTTAAACGTAATGTAGATATGAGTGTTGCTAGAGATAGCACGAAGAGTTATAAATATGAACAATTTTAATTATTAACTAAAACGCTATGAAATGTTATTTAAAACCTTTAGGAGACAATATAATACTAGAGGTTAAATTAAGAGAGACTAAGAGTAAAATAATACTACCTGGACAAGGAGCAACAGAAGAAGGTAAGCAAATAGACTATATTAAGGTATTTGCTATTGGTGATGACGTAGATAAGCTAAAGGAGAAGGAAGAGGTATTAGTAAGTTCACATTTATTACAGAATGAAACCGAGATAAAGGAAAGACGTATATTTCCTTTTAAAGATAAAGAAAATCCTAAGAATAAATTTTACTTTAGAGTAAAAGAAGATGAAATCTTAGGAGTTTATAAACATATATGACTTTAGAAGAACTAATAAAAAAGAATAGAGAACTATTTAAAACAGATAAAAAAGCTTGGCTAAAGAAAGGTAAGGATATTTTTGGTGAAGATGAATGGTGGGTAGAGAACCAGATTATAAGTATTAACGAGTATGTAAAGATGTATGGAATAAAGAAAAAGAAATAATTAACTAACATATAAATATATGCCTGAAAGTGGAGTATTAAGATTAAGATTACATAAAGGGCAAAAGCTTGTTAAGAAGAAGAAGAAAAAGAAAAAAGCTAAGATTAAATAAATAGACATAATTAATAATAAAACAATGCCATTTCAAAAAGGACACACTTTAAGTAAGGGCAAGGGGAGAGGAAGTAATGAAAAAGCTTTAAAGAAATATAAAGATAGTGTAAAGAAATTAACTATAGAAGAACTTGCTACTGATAAAGTATTTAAACAAATAACTACCTTAAAAGGTAGAGATAAAAAGGATAGGCAAGGCATTAAAGAAATAGCGTTGCCTGTTTATCTTAAGAGTAAAGCTGATAAGGTTGAAGCAAGCGTAAGTATTAAGGCTCAAGAAAAGATAGAAAATAAACTAAGAGATATTGGCAATGAAGAAAACAGACACAAAGGAACTAGCTAAAGTATTTTTTAAAGATGAAGAGGGTAAAGAATTAATACTAACACCTAAGCAAGTTGAGATATTTGATTTGATATGGAAACGTAAGAATAAAAGAAATCATCTAATGTGTTATACTAGGTATGGTAAATCTTTCGTAGTAGCCTTAGCAACCTTATTAAGAGTTGCAACCTTTCCTGAGAAGTGGGCAATAGTAGCTCCTAGTGAAAAGAAAGCCAAAATAATAATGAGTTATATAATTGAACATGTATTTGATAATGACTACACTAAACAAAAATTAGAGATAGACAAGAATGAAAGCATGGATAGACTACGTAGAGAACGTAGCAAGAACAGATTAACCTTTAAACATACCGATGGCACATTAGGAGAAGTATTTATATTAAGTGCTGATAGTAGAAACAGACAGAATGCTGGTGATGCTTTAATGGGGTTTGGTGCTCCCAATGTAATACTTGATGAAGCTGCTTTGATTGATGATGATATAGAGGCTAAGATATTTAGAATGCTTGGAGATAAACCTGATAACTTTTATTTAAAAATAGGTAATCCTTTTAGAAGAAATCATTTCCTTAAAAGTTGGAAAGACCCACGATATAGTAAGATAAATGTAGATTATGAAATAGGTATTAAAGAGGGTAGAGCAACTAAAGATTTTATAGATGAAGCTATGGATAAACCGCATTTTGATATATTATTTGAGAATACATTTCCAGCAGCAGACATGGTAGATGATAAAGGTTGGAGTTTCTTAATAACTGATAGTGAGTTTGACAAAGCTTTAAAGCCTTATAAGGAAGAAGAAGTATTTGGTGAAAGGTTAATGGGAGTAGATATTGCTAGAGGTGGAGGTAATTATAATGTTTGGGTATTACGTAATGCAAATCATGCTAGGGTTCTTGCCAAGAATAGAGATGGAGACCTTATGAGTGTGGTCGGTACTACTATAAGACTAGCTCAAGAGAATAATATATCAATGGAGAATATATTTCTTGATGATACTGGAGTTGGTGCTGGAGTAAGTGATAGAATAAGAGAACAAAGATACAATGTTAAGGCAGTTACTCTGGGTGCTAGTGCTAGAGAATATGAAAAATATAAAAATGTAAGGGCTGAATGCTATTGGAAGCTTAGAAATTGGCTTATAGAGGGCAATAGTATTGATAAGGATGATAACTGGCAAGAACTTACATATATTAAATATAAAGCTGATAGTGCGGGTAAGTTACAAATAATGAGTAAAGAAGAAATGAAACGCTATGGTATAGAAAGTCCTGATGTTGCTGATGCCTTGATGCTTACTTTTGCTAAGAAGTATAAACGTATAGGAGAAGAAATACAACAGTTTACTCCTAATTATAAATCAATGAATTATAACTAAAAACGCTATTTAAAAGAATGAGTATTGTATCAATAAGTTTAAATGAAGACACTAAAGGTAACATAACAGATACTCGTAGTAATTATAATCCTAGTGATAATGTAAAAAACCAAACAGCTAGAGTTATACAAGATTTTACTACAGCAGATAATCTACGTAATAGACCTTATAGGGAATTCAATGATAAGTCTTTAATTACTAGAATGAATACAGACCAGCGTAGTTTTAATGCCTACGTACCTCCTAAGTCAGATAACCCTGATGAGGCTTGGAATAGCAACGCTTACAGACCTATTGTACGTAATAAGATTATAAGCATAGCGGCTCACGTTACTGGAACTTTAATTTTTCCTAATGTGTTTGCTCAGAATGAGAATGATAAGGAAGATAAGGAAGCAGCCCTAGTAATGAGAGATTTAATGGAATTTAGAGGAGAACAGGCTGATTATGAAAAGACTTTCCTTTATGGTATTATATCTGCTTTAATTAATCCTGCTGTTATTGTTCATACGGAGTTCAGAGAGGTTACTAGAGAGATTAAGGTTATCCAAGAAGATGGTTCTTGGAAGAAAGAAAGAATAGTAGATGACACCTTTAGTGGTCCGAATGACACAGTAGTACCTTTAGATGAGATATTTATTGCTGATGTATATGAAAGCGAAATACAAAAACAACCATTTATAATATGGCGTAAGGTACTTGATTATAATACTGCCAAGGCTAAATATGGTGATAATCAAAATTTTAAAGACTACGTAAGACCAGGCTTACAGTTAGTCTTTAGAGGTAGCGAGGGTGAGTTCTACGAATTATATGATGATGAAATGGAAGAGAGGTTAGTCGAAGAGGTAATCTATTATAATAGAGATGAAGACTTACAGTTGATACTTGTTAATGGAGTAATGATTACTGAATATGACCAACCTAACTCACGTAATGACAAGAAGTATCCCTTTGCTAAGACTGGCTATGAACTTATAGACGAAGGTAAATTCTTTTATTATAGGTCTTTAGCTAATAAGACCAGCGTAGATGAAAAAGTAGTCAATACTTTATATAGAATGATAATTGATGGTACTTTCTTGCAGATTATGCCTCCAGTTGGTACTTATGGTACTGAAGAATTTGGTGGTAGTGTAATAGCACCAGGTAAGGTTACTAGCTTTCAAAATAAAGATAGCAGAATGGAAACAGTCGGTTTAAGCAATAATCTTAATGCAGGTGTAAATACTTTAAACAAGGCAGAGGAAAGCATAAACGAAAGTAGTCAAACACCATTACAAGCTGGTCAATCAACTAAGGGAGACCAAACAGCCTTTGAAATATCAAGATTAGAACAGAATGCTCGTATTCAATTAGGTTTATTTGGTAAAATGATTGGCTTTCTAGTAAAGCAATTAGGAGACCTATATATGGGAGATATACTTCAATATATGACTATTGGAGAGGTAAGCCAGCTATCAGCTAGTGCTGGTCAGTTAAGATTTAGAAACTTCCTTTTACCAGAGAAGACAGTTGATGGCAAAGTTAAAACTAGAGAAATAAGATTTAAAATAAAGAACGAAGAAATAAGTAACGAAGAAAGTGAGAGCTTTAGATTATTAGAAGAAGAAGGTGGATTAAATAGCGAAAAGCAAATAGTAGAGGTAAATCCTACCTTATTTAGAGATTTAAAGTTTAAAATATTTGTTAGTCCTGATGTTGTTACTCCCCCTAGTGATAACGTGAAGAAAGCTCTTAACCTAGAAGCTTACGACAGGGCTATAGCTAATCCACTAGTTGACCAAGGAGCTATCACTAGAGAGTTATTGCTTGGTAGTTATGATAGTCTTAAAAATGATATAGAGAAATTTATGTCTGATGAAGTACCAGCTGATATAGAAGGTGGAACTAATGCTGGTGGTTTAGCTGATATGGCTAAACAAGCAGAAAAGGTCGGAGTAACTAAAAAAGAAAGTGTATGATTTATTTACCAAAACAATTTAAAGACTTAAATACTAGTTTATATATACCCAATTATTTGGGTAATAACATTATAATTAAATATATAATTTTATGATTAAAGTAGAATTGAGAAAAATCCAACTTTGGCAATTAATTGATATGCCTAAAAGAATGGAATTGAGAGACAAATATGGTGTTAACCCTACTGCTAAGGTAGAGGTAGCTAACAATCATATTGTTAGAGATGGCATTACTGAGGGTGATTTAGCTGATATTGATAAAGAAGTATTAGAGAACGCTGTTTTAGGTGTTGAAAGAAAAAGTCCTGGACAGAAAAAGGTAGCTAAAAAAATAAAGAAGAAACGCTATGTTAAAAAAGAACAAGATAAAAAGGCTTCTAAGGAAGAAGCTAGGTAATTATTTTTATAAGCATTTGTTTAACGGCATTACTGAAGATGATTTATTAGTTTATAATCCTAAGAATAAATCTTTTAGCATTTGTAATCAAGAGATACATATAAATCAATTTCAAGCATTACGTAGTCAAGCTAGAAACCTAAAGGACTTACCTTTATGGAAGTTTCTAACTAAGGAATGTAAGTACAGGGCTAACGAAGTAATGTATCTTAATAGTAAGACAGAAGATGATTTATACTTTGGTAAGGCAATGCTTAAATGTGTAGAAATAATGGAAAATAAGTTAAAACAAATAGAGAATATTAAATAACTAACGCTACATGTTGAGTAGTATTGCTTATTATCTGATGTTATGTAGCGTTGCATCAGATGATGAGCATGAGGCTACTCAATGTGAGTAGCCTTTGTGCTACAGTGAGCGACACTAAATTCGTATGACAGAAGAAAACAAGCCTGAAAAGGTAGAGCTTGAAAAAGCTCCTGAGTCTAAACAAGAAGAGACAACTTCTCCTCCAGCTCAAGAGGAAGAAACAACAGAAGATAAGGTCGTGGAAGACGACTCTAAAATAGCAACTTCTGATAATGAAATAGATTACAAAGAGCTTTATGAGGAAGAAGAAAAGAAAAGGATTAAAGCTGAAAATACTATTGTAAAGAACAAACGTAAAGAAAAGGAAGAAACAGGTATTGAAGATACTACTGATTATGATAATACCAATGAGGTAAAAGAAATAATTAGAACTGAAACTAAAAAAATAAGAGAAGATATGGTTGGTGATACAATAGATACTTTAGGTGAAAAACTTTGTTCTAACGAAGACGAGAGAAAGCTTGTAATGTTTCATTATGACAATTCAATAGTTCAATCTGGAAGTTCACGTAAGGATATTCTAAAGGATTTGAAACGTGCTAAGTTAATTGCTAATGAGAAGCTAATATTAGCTGAAAATAGTGAACTTAAAACTTCATTAGCAGCTAAAAATACTCTTGGTATTACTGGTATTGGTTCAAATCAAGTTAGACCTAATGTGAAAGAAAAGATTGAATTAAATTCCGAAGAAAAGAGCATTATAAATTTTACCAATAGAAGAAGAGAACAGCAGGGTAAAAAGCCTTTGACGGAAGAACAATTTATTAATAATCAGACATAAAACAAATATTAGTCTCTAAGTCTAATATTTGTTAGAAAAAATATGGCTTCAGGAGACGTACAAATTAGAGAGCCAAAGATTACATCAACTATCCGTTTTGCAACTATAGCAACTGCATCCATTAAGTCAGGAGAACCTATTGTAAGAACAGCAGGAACTGCAGCTGTTGCTGCGGCAGCCGATGCTGACCCGACTGTTGATACTGACGAATTAGTTGGTATTGCAGCTGGAGATTCTACTGACACTGCTACAGCAGCTGGTACAATAGATGTATACATTTTAAGAGGTGGAGAGATTTTAGAATTAAAAGCAAAAACTGCAGCGAATGTAGATACTGATGCTAAAATCGCTGCTTTAATCAATGATAATGTAGCTTTTGATTTAACAGGTTCTACATATACAATTGATACTAGCTCTACAACTGCTTTAAATGGGTTGACAATAGTCGGTGGCAACTCTACAAAAAAAACCGTTTATGTTTTGGTTAAATCCAGAGCTACAATGGTTGGTTCAAAATTATAAACTAAGTTGAAAATTATATGAGTTTTTCAAGTCAAGCAAATCCTAATGTGGTTAAAACAGCGTTGGACGATGTTTTCAAACAAAGTTTTGAACCACAAACACATCCAGGTTGGGCGGGGGCAGAATCCTCACTAGCCTTTAGGCAAAGAACAATAGATAACGCAGCCAATATTGAAGAGATTTTTAAAGGTGTATCACTTTGGGACTCACGTTTAGAAGAAGCAGATGTTCCTTCTGACGACCCAAGAATTGATAATAAGATTACATTTAATGTAGCTAATTATTCAAAATCAGTAGATGTACCTAAGAATTTTTTTGACGATAATATGCATGGTGCGTGGGAAAAACAAGTAGAAGATTTTGGTCGTAAAGGTAGAGTAACAATGGATGATAATGCCTATAAAGTATATAGAGATGGTTTTACAACCACTTTAACCGCTGATGGCGTGGCACTATTTTCAAGTAGCCATACAACTATTAGTGGTGATACGGTAGATAACCTAGAAACAGCAGCTTTAACACCTACTTCATTAAACACATTAATTGTAAGTTTAATGGAGCAGAAAGACCAAGCTGGCGTAGTAATGGGTAATCCACCAAAAACTTTACTAGTTCCACCTGCCTTATTTAAAAAGGCTTGTGAAGTAGTAGAGTCCGAGTTATTAGCCGATTCTACTGATAACAACATTAACGTTTATTCAAGCAAATATGGTATATTTGTTGCAATGTCTAATCGTTTAGGTGCTGCTATTGGTGGCAATGGTTCTGATGCAGCTCATTTCTTATTAGGTCAAGACCACTCTGTAACAAGATGGATAAGACAAGGAATGGAAACTGTATTAGTACCTTGGCAAAATCAACGTAATAATAATTATATCTATAAGGGTGAATTCAGAGAGGTAGTAGGTGCTTTAGATTATGTAGGTACAGTAGCGAGTAATGGCACAACTTAATAAACTAATATAAGAAATTATGTTAAAGAAAAATAAAGAAAAACTTTACGTAATTGGTGGAATTTCTATATTGGCTATTTTGTTAGTAGCTATTATTGGTGTAGTTGGTGTAAGAGCCTATGAAACTTATAAAGCAATACAGATGGATAATGTTAATATAGAAACCATTAACATTAATGGTAGCGGTGGTGGAGATATTGAATTAGGTGGAACTACTGCTGCTGATTGGAATGTTGGTGGTGCTTTGAATGTAACAGGTGCTACTACTTTAGAGGGCTTAACTAGCGGTAATGGAGCATTAGCTTCATCCACAACTGCTGGTGTTGCTGCTGCTGGTACATTAACTCAATCAGATTTATTAGCATATAACTATCTTGATTTCACTATTAATGGAGGTAGTACATTTGCATTAACTTTGCCCGCTACTAGCACAATGACAACTTTGCTAGATACAGTTGGTAAAACCAGAAATTGGGTTATACATAATGCTACTTCTACTGCTATGGTAATGACAATCACTGCTGGAACAGGTATTGATTTAATTGGTGTAACAACCAATGATGATGTCATTGATGAAACCGAGTATAGTGAACTTGAATGTTGGAGACAGCCAGATACAGATGTAACTTGCCGAATTAGTGAATTATTACACGTAGATTAATTCTATCAACTTGACCCAATTAATTTTGGGTCAAGGAAAATATAATTAACTTAAAATAATATGATTAAAAAACATTTAGTAAAAATTTTATTAACAATAGTAGCATTGTTAGGTGGTTATGTTGGTGTAGACAAATTAGGTTCTTATGACAGTGTAGGAACTACATCAAAAACAATTTTAAATGCTGTTGTTGCTTCAACCACATCATCAGCCATTGAAATTGATGGAGCTAGGAGAGTTACGCTACTTTTATCAACAAATATTCCAGTTGAGTCAACTGCTTCAACAACTTTTACTGTTGATGTATCTTTAGACGGTACAAACTTTTTTGACTATAATAAATTAGTTGAAAATTTAGCTGATACCAATGCAGAAAGCTTAACTAGAATTTCATCTAAAGCATTTACAGCAACTTCTACTGGTTATATTGTTAGTATGGATTTAGAAAATGATGTTTATAAAAGTATGAAAGTAAAGGCTGTTTTAATTGAGCCACAAGGAGCAACTCATATTACTGACGCTACTTGCAAAGCTTTAATAGAATATTAATATGTTTAGAAAAAAAATGGAAAAGAGATTTCAGGAGTTAGAGCAACAACTTACTAATGGTTTTATGGCTATCAAAGAAGATATAAATAAAGACCGAGAAAATTTAGAAAAACTAATTAAAGATAAATTAAAATAATATGGCTTTGTTTAATAATGGAAATAAATCAACGACAGTTACTGTTGCAGCTGGTGTTGGCTCTGCTACATTTCAAAATTTAGATACAGCAAGATTGGTGCATTTATACATAATACCTGCTACCTCAACTACTACTTACACTTGGAAAATTACTGATAAAAATGGTATTGAATTAACTGAAGAAACAAATATTACTGGACAAAGGTCAATTCTAAATTCAAGAGATTTACCAGAATATATTTATGGTAATTTTACTATATCTTTATCAAGTGTTAGTGTTGATGAAGATTTTGTTATTTTACCAATCATTAATGAAGTAACTTAAACGCTATGTTTGATAAAAAAAAATTTATAGAAGATGAAACAAAAAATAGGCTAGATTTTGAGAAGATAACGCTAGATAGACATACACTTGATATTAATTCTTTAAACACTCATTTAAAGTTTAGTCTTGATGAAGCAATAAAAAAGATTGAAAAAAGATTTACTAATAGACTTGGTGAATTAGATATTTTTAAAAAAGATGAAGAAATAATAGGCAATAATGTTTTTGGTAAAGCTGTTATAGACGAGTTAGTTAGAAGAGCTTTTGTAGATAAGGACAAAGATATGGCATATAGAGAAAATGAAATTAATAGAAAAGAAATAGATATTAAACATCAGTATAATGAGTTAGATAAGTGTAAAAACACTAATATTAGAACAAATAAAGAGATAATTGATAAACAGAAAAGTTTAAATGAAGAAATGCACAAGGCGTTACGTAAGACTAAAACAAACCAAAAGGATGAACATTATACAAGGGCTAAAGAATTAGAATACGCTATTAAAATAATTAAATGGATAACAAAACAATAAAAACTTTATTATTAGTTGTATTATCTGTTGCTATTACTTTTTTCATAACTTACGGATATGTATTGTCAGCTTCACCTACCACTAATTCAGGAGAAAAGATACTTTTATTTAATTGGGATGATACTGCAAAGAACTGGGATGGCAATGAGAATTTTTTAGCTGGAACACCTACCACTAATTCAGGTACTAAAGTATTGCCTTATGCTTGGGATGATACTGCTAAAAAATGGACAGCCTGGGATGGCAGTAGCGGTGGTATTTCAGATGGTAGTAGTATTACTTTAGGTAGTTTATATGATGTTGGCACTTCATCTCCAATGACTTATGGTGAAATGCTTATTTATAATACAACTACTAGTGAATGGGAAAGTGTAGCCACTTCTTCTTTAGGGATTGTTAGTGGCGGAGGTTCAGGTACAGTAACATCTATAGCAACTACATATCCTATTACTGGTGGAACTATAACAACATCAGGAACTTTAGATTTAGCCTTTGGGACTACAACTCCTAATACTTGGTCTGATTTACAAACTTTTACTTCAGGATTTCTTTCAAATGCTTCATCTACGGTGGTCGGAGATTTAACTATTATAGGAGATATAACAGCAGATAACTTTAGTGGAACTAATACAGGTGATATAACAATAAGTGATACAAATACAATAAACCTATCCTTAACAGGGCAAGCTCTATCGGCTGATAGTCTTTTAACTTTTGATGATGGGCTTACTTTAACAACTGCTTCTGTAGATTGCGATACCGCAGATACAACTACTTTCGGTTGTTTAACTGCATCTGACTTTATAACTTTTAATAACAAATGGGATTTAGCAAGCTCTACTATTGATAACGCTTATCTTACAAACTCAACTATTAGTGGTATTTCTTTAGGTTCTAATCTCGCCGCTTTAACTGCTACCGATACAACTCTTACATTTTCAGGTTCTTATACAGGA